GCTTCAATCGCCGCATCGATGGATGCTTTGCCGAAAAGCGCGGTTCCAACAACACCAACGGCAGTCGCAAGCTTGGCAGCAAGATTCAGCTTGATAGATTTTCCAAAGCCTTCGGAAAACCCAGCGCCCGATCTCTCACCCGCCGCTTCAACCTTTTTTTCAGTCGCCTTCAGGCTTTTGTCATCAACATCAACAATCGCCAGAAACTCAACTAGGTTGTCATTTTCCGCCATTTTTCTTCAATCCTTGAGCAAAGGCTTTTGCAACATCGGCGAACTTGGCAACGGCAATTTCAAATCCCTGATTTGCCGCCTTTTTCAACTCCCTAATCGTATTGGCGCGGGCCTCTTTTTTCAAATTGGAATTACCGAAACTTGCCACGGAACAAGCCCGCAAATCCTCAACGGCGCTAATGTTATCGATGGCCCGAAGGTAAAGTAAAAACGCGCCCCATGGGAGCGCGTTGATTTCCTGATCCGTCCAGCCATAAAACCTCGCCAAGCGAGCTTTCTGGAAGCTGAACTGGTCTAGTTTTTTTTTGTGATTTCCTCGACCAAAGACTCAACCAAGCGGTTAAGTTTCCCGGCCGGAAGCGTTTCGCAAATCTCCCTAGGAAAACCGAGCGATGAAACGAACTCAATCAGCACCTCAAGGCCCTGTGACTCGTCGGCCTTGATCCGCTTTTGATAGCTATTCATTTCCTTAGCCGAAGGCTCGCGCAGTTTGTAAACCGCGCCAGCCCATTTCACTTCAATTTCGCTCGCTTGACCTAGATCAATCATTGATTACAGCCCCGCTTGGAACACGTCGCCAACGGCAACGGCGTTGAATTTGGAGTCGAATTCCAAATCAATAAAGCCGTTCCATGTGACTGTCAAAGTCTTGGGATCTTCGCCAGAGAATGTCAGAGTGCCCGGGACCGGAACTGCCAGCATGATGTTGAAGTTCTGAGTATCATCAGCCGCGTTCACAGGCTTAAACACCAATCGAGCCGCTTCGCTCAAAAGGTTTTTGCCGTTTACAATCGAGCCAGCGCCAACGACTTGGCTGCCGCCGCCGGGAGTTTCCTCGCCGCCGTAAATCTTAAAGAACTCAGCGAGCTTCGCCTTGGTTGTTTCAAGCAACACAGTCTCGCACGAGATTTCTTCAAAGCCTTGAGCGAGCGACGCCAAAGGTGTCACGCCATACTGATGAGCTGTGATGTTGAGGTTGGCCGGTGCGAAGTTCGGCTCAATGTTTCCTTGGAGCAAACCAAGATCAAGGTTTTTACCCTTGCGAACGATTGTGCCAACAACGCTTGCCGCTGTGCCGCCGAAAGCTGCAACCTGACCAACCGCTGTGCGCTTCACTTTCACAAGTGTGGTTGTGCCGGAAATCACCTCAGCGTCAAAGCCAGTCGCAGCGCCAACCGCTGCGGCGAAAGCCGTTGCAATTGCCGCGGGCGTAGCACTTGCGGCATAGTTCACTTCAATCGCCGTCAATCCACCGCCCGGAGCCGGATCAACGTCGGTGTTGTTTTCATCGAACCATGCGTAAATGCCAGAGCCATCTGCCTTGTAAAGCGAAAGATATTGGCCGCCAAGTCCCGCCGCTGTGACGTTGGTGAAATCAAAGCATTCTTGTGCTTCGATTTTCCAAAAGACGTTGACCGGCGAAACGGAAATGTTTGCTGTCGAAACTGCCATGTTTGTTTTCTCCCCTTAGAACTTTGAAATAATCAACGCCTCAATGCGGATTTCCAAAACCAAAACATTGTCATTTGAACCCGAAAACTCGCGCAATTCAACACCCGCCGGGACCAAATCCTTCACATCTTCGCCAACCAAAAGGCGAAACGAAGGCGCTAAAAGCCCAGCCAAGATTGAATCAGCATCCACCATCGCTTGTGATTTTGCCTCACTTGGATAGCGAAACCCACGACGAATCACGCGGATCAACATTGGAAACGTAAACCGATGCGTTGTGTGGTCCGCTGGCTCGCCACCAATTGATCCAATCTCGACATGAAAAGACTTGTCCTGAATCGTCGATGGAATGTTGTCGATCTGGAACGCGTCCTCCCAAGGTGTAAACCCTAGCGACTCGACCTTGGTTTGAATCAACTCATAAACATTCGCTAGGGCCATGCCGTCACCGCTCCATTACAACGCTCTGAAGGCTCGTCTTTTCGTCGTCCTCAAGCGTTCCGTCTTTGTTCCAATCCCACGCAATCACCGCCCGATCTGCGCGGTTCTTTGCCTCTGAAGCATAATGCTTCGCTTTTTCATCGAACACGTCACCGACTTGATTCGATAACCCTCGGAAAATAAGGCTTAGCGTCAAATCCCGCGACCACGGACGAACCTCGGATAAGTCCAAAAGCTCGTTCTTTGTGATCTTCGTTCCGTCCTCGTTTCGCAGGCCAGCTTCATCCAGGTATTCGAGGATTTTGCTTTGGGCCATGCGATGCACATCAAGGAAACTGGATCGGCCCTTTTTCACCCACTTCAAAATATCGGGCTCAAGTGCTGTCAAATCTGAATCAGCCGAAAACAATTTGTCGCCAGCCGCCGTTACCAATTGGATTGTTGTTGTTTTGGTTTCAATTGGCCCGTTATTGCCGCCGACTTGGATCCGGCAACTTACTGTCACAGTTCGCGCCGATCCGGAATAAACCCAGTCGAGATACCAGTTTTTGACATCTGCGTGGTTAACACTAATAAAGCCAGCGCCCGCCTCGGCTTCAATCCACACGTTGTGAACCGATTGCTCGCCCTTTGACACAAAACTTTTAGTCGCATCGAGGCGAGTTTTGTCGTTGATCTGCAATAGCGGCTCAACCTCTAAAATTGGAGCAATCATTTTTTCACCTATCTGCTTTCGATAGATTTAGGAAAGAAGCTTCCTGCCGAAGCCTCACAATGCTGTCAAAACATCCAAGATGATTAATGTAGACTTGCTTAATGTAAATACGATTTCGCCGCCTTGCGGTGGTTTTAATCAGGTAAGTTTCAGCTCCGCTAAGCTCGTTCAAACCAAGGCTTGATTGCAAACAAGTTCCGATGTTTTTAACGCCATCTTTAATGGCTGGAACTGAAGCAACAAAAGTCTCGGCCCAAGATCCATCGCTGATTCTATAGATTTTGAATTCATCAATCACAGAATCAATTTCCCTATTGTCCGTTAAATATCCAACAATTTGCAGACCATTCAAGGTTGCCGAATTGAACTTTGCAAACAAGATGAATTCAATTCGTTCCGGGCGACGATTTGTTTTTTCCAAAATGATATTGGACTGGCCGGAAATAGTCGAAAGCGTTCGAGAGTGTCCGCCAACATTCGAAATGTATTTTACATTTTGAAGATGGCGGACCCTTCTCATTCGCCAACCACCAAACCGACAACGCCACTTCTAGACAGTCCGTCAGCGACAATAGAAATATCGACAGTGTAATGGTTGAAATCCACAATTGCCGAAGCGTTTACTGGAGTAATTTGGAAAACTCCATTCGCATCTGCGGCAATGTTTGATTGCGAAATTCCAATCAATGCACCCGATTTGTTTCTGATCGAGTAGGATGCCAGGCCAAGATTGCTGACAACTTTTTGATTTTCTTTCGTCACCCACAAAGAGCCCTGCAACTCGTTGGAAGCGTTAATTGAAAACACCGCCCTTGTATCGTATTGCGGCCCAGCTTCCGGGTATGTGATTGGCAAATTGTAAGTGATGTCGACGCCATCAATTTCAATGGTGACCATGACAGTGTAGTAGGTATTGTTGAGATCCAAAACCGAAGCCACTGGAGCGATCTCAAAGAATCCTTGAGCGTTTGCCGCGATCCCGCTTTCAGCCATTCCCGGCACAAGTGAGCTTTGCTCGTCGTAAATAACGTAACTAGCAAAACCCAATCGCGCTGGGTTGTTGATTACCCCTTCGTTATCAACGGCCCAGAAGCTTGCAATCAATTGGTTTTGTTCGTTAACCGCAAAGACTCCGCCAATTTGGCCAGACGTAACTCCAGCGATTCCAGGCGAAGATTGCGAAAGGCTAACAAGGTTTGTGTCCCTGTTTCCTACCGCGTCAATCGCTCGCACGCCGACAAAATACTCAACACCCGGCTGAAGCAATGTGCCGTCAGCAAGCGCAAAAATGTTGAAATTGTTTTGCGAAGTGATTCCGCAAATGTTTGCCACATTGAAAAGCCCGGAAGCCGTAAAAGGTTTGCAATAAACCTCATAGCTAATCGGCGGTGTCGCGTCAGTTCCCGCCGACCAAGAAGCTCGAAGCTGACCAATAAGTCCGCGAACGAGCAAATTGATTCCAGAAAAAACAGGCGGAGTTAGATCAACAATGCAAGCTTGCGAGCTCGGCTGATACGATCCGCCTGATATGAGCTGATTCGGCTGAAGAAGCCCCAACGTCGTTCCTTGGACGATGGGGCCTTGCGTGAACTGGTTTCCCATTAAGCATCCTTCAAGCTCGGACGGATATCAGTTCCGGGCGGTGACACAAAGTTGTATCGAACCAATGTTCCGACAACATTTGGGATCACGCCAAGCGGAAGCCAAGTTGCTCCGTTGTCCGTTGAGTATTGGAAATTGCTCGGGTTCGTTGTGATTGTTTGGCTAACCAAAAGAACGCCGGTCAAATCATAAGCCCGGAACGCCAACGACAACGGCACAACTGACGCATAGGCGTTTTTCAGTCTAAACGCAGAGCGTGTCGGGCTTCCGCTCGAAGAATCGTCAAAGCTGTATTCCCAATTGTCAGACAATTCTTCCTGAGCTTCGTAGCCAATCAGCAAATCAGAAACTTGAACGTGTGTTGTTCTCTCAATCGAATGCGTTCGGAAACAAATTTTGAATTGAACCTGAGACCCAATCGGAAGATTGAGCTCCTGCTTGTCATCAAAAGCGATCCATCCGCCTGAGATTGAGCCGAATCCAGAAGTTCGATAATAAAGATCAGCAACCCCAGAAGAGTTAAAGAGCTCCTCAAGAACAGAAGCGGATTTGATAATCGAGTTCTGTGGCAATGTCGCAACTTTTGAAACGATATAGCTATGGTCAAACAAGCAATCCGAACGCACGTCGGAAGCAATAACGCCGCGCTGACCAGCCGCAGAGCCGAGAACAAAAACCCAACCAGAGTTATTGGTGAAAGTAATCGGCACGCCCGAGAACTCAAGCTTGTAAGATTCCCGCGAAGTTGTTTCGTAAAAGTCTGCGTTGTAACCGCCAAACATTGTGGTGATTTTGTTGTTCTCAACCTTTTTCAACATAAATCGGAAAGCGTTTGTTGCCGCAGCTCCAAACATAACTATTGCATGATCTAAAGCATCAGACCATGAAGCCGACACAACAACAGGAGCAACAATCTGAGACGGAGCTCCAAGCATGTTGGACGTTGTCAAAGACGGCCAGGTTGTCGCGCCAGCCGTTAATTCATCAAGTCGGCCAAGGTAAAGGTTTGTTGAAGTGGCAAAGAACGCGCACTTTTGACCATTCAAAAGCGATCCGTTAAGCGGAGCGTTTACCGGCGTTGCAATTGCGTCAACGTCTGTCGTGGAAAGCAAAGTTCCAGTGATGGCCGGAAGGATGCTTGTTGCATGAAGCCATTGAGAGTTTGTGTAACCAAATGCTTTTCCGAGTTCTCCAGTTCCGATAATTGAAGTGTTGTTGATACTCGCACCACCAGCCGTCGCAGAAACCTCAAAGTCGTTGGCGGTCACGTTTCTTACAAAGTAAGTCGTATTTAGTGCAAAGCCTGTTGGCATAAAGCCTGACAAGAATTGAACTGGCTCATTCTCAGTTAAACCGTGAGATGTAATTTGAACCTTTGCAGGTGAAGCAACAGTGATCTGAGCTGATTGTGTTGAGTAAGTTGGCGCAATCGAAGTGTCGCGCACAAAATACTGAGGCAAAGCCGCAGTTCCGACATGGGTATAAAGGCGGTTTCCAGCAACATCAATAATCGCACCGAAAGCATCAAGTTCTTGGTTTAGCGGCTGCATTACGACGGAAGTCGGTCCAGCCGCAGCACCAATCGAAGCGCCGTTAAAAGTCGCCGACAATTCAAAGTCATTCGCCGAAGCGTTTCGCACAAAGTATTTTGTGTTGACTACAAAAGTTGAAGTAGTCCACGCGGGTCCAACTTGAGAAGTGAAATACACTTGATCGTTGTTAGAAAAGCCATGCGCAGTAAAGTTAAACTTAACAGGAGTTCCGAGCGTCACTGTCATGGATCGAGAGTTCAAAGAAGACAAGCGACCCAATTGATAAACGGCTTTCTGATTGTTTCCAGTGGCAAAGGGAATTGTTGGCGGAGACACTTGCGAGAAGTCTGCCCTTGCAATGTTGTTTGCAAGCAAAACACCAGAGCCACCAAGCAAAACAGTTCCGGTTGCAACAACGTAAATCTTCCAGCCGCTCACGCCAGCGTCGATCACTTTAAGTGATCGAACAGTGTGAACAATCGCAGGCGAAGATGGCATTGCGATATTGATACGACCCACATATGTGTGAGCGCCTGTGATTTGGTTCATCTCATAGCAAACAACCGGCAAAGCACCACCGGCAATTGCGCCGATCATAAAGATTCGACCATTGTCGGTTGCAAACATTGTTGTTGTGGGCGTGAGCGCGCCGGTCGTATCAGAGAAAACGTCAAGGAATCGAGTCGGGCTAGGGCCTAAAACAGGCTTTGAATCAATAGTCCGCTGGGAAACTCGTCCGGCAATTGTTGTTCGCGTTTGATCGTAAACGCTGCCAGTGCTTTCAAGTAAGTTTAAGTCGAGCAATTTCATTTCAACCTCTTCAAATCAATTGATAGTTAAACCCATCCAAAACATATCGAATGCCAGAGAGACGCCAAACATAGTTTTTTTGATATGTTTGGCCGTCCAAAATTGTCCCGCTTAAAAGCTCGCTAGAAATTCTTTGATTTATTTTCCCAACATCGAGCCAAGAAACAACACTTAAGAGACGTCTCGATGAATCATCAATTGATTCAAATTCGATTTCAACAATTCTCTGATTTCTCTGGCCTTCGTCGGCATAAACAATCGAGCAAATCTTTAGATCAAGCCCAGCTTCTTGCGTCTCTCCAACTAAGTCTAATTGACCTGTGATTGGATTGAACTTGAAGCTCATGCTTTCGACACCGATTGAAGATTTTGTTTTGATGCCGTTGTGTAGTTTACGGTCACAACCGCCTGTGTGACGCCGCCGGATCCGCCCAGCTTGTAGGTGTAAACTTCAGAAGTAGCAGTTGGATATGCTGCCGATATGTAATCGTATTCGACGCCCTCGAGAAGCCCACCGATCCCGCCAGCCACGCGAACAAAGCGCGACGTTGTGCCGTCGCCATTGTCGGCAAAGTTCGCGAATTCTCTCGTCTCAGCGGTTGCCGGTAGCGCCATCAGTCAAGCCCTGCCCTTCGCGAGTCGCGTCGGTTGTGAACCAAGCGAACCATCGGCCGTTAACGAACTGAATCGAATGATAAGTCGCCACCGCTTTGAGCTTCAAATTATTCTGCAACATCGCTCGGCGAAGCCCCTGAGGGGACTCCGCCGAGACAAAGTTGGGAATATCTGTCACCTGCGGGGACCGACCGAAGTAGGCCCCGCCAGCCATTAAGCGTTGTTGTCTTTCACAACCAGAGCCGAGAGACCAGCGCCGACGCCAGCTTGGGCGATCTGAAGGCCTTTGACTCCGAATTTCTGATCCAAAGTCTTGAGCATGGCAGTCGCGCCGTATTCCGGTGCGTTGCGCTCGCCGAGAGTCGGTCCACGCTGGAAGCCGATGCACAAGCCATCGCGGTCATACATGTAGTATTCGTCAGCTTCGACCTGAGTCGACACAACCACGTTCACGCCGTAGATGCGGCCCAAAACGCCAGCGGGAATGATCTGCGAGCCATACTGCTCAGCAAGTGTGAACTTGTTGATGGCGAGCATTCCAGCTTCCTGCTCAGGCGAAATCGCCAGATACAGAGAGTTCGGGTTTGCTTCACGACGGAGCAAAGCCGAGCGCATTTCCAAGATTACCGCGTCAGTGATTGTCGCAGCAACGGTTGTTGTCGCAACGCCAACTGTTTCCATTTCAGCAGCGATGATGCCGTCAACATATGCAGCGTGAGCAGCAGCAGCGCGAACCGCATACTCAGCATCCACATCCAACACCGACTCAAGCTCGTCCTGCGGATCGATGAGCCAGCTCACTGTCGCCATTTTGTCGAGGCTCAATTGATCGACTGCGAATGTGAGGTTTTGGATTGTTGCTTGAGCGCCCGATGCGCGATCTTCAACTGTGAAGCTGCCAGCTTTCGGGAAGCTGATAGTCTTTGCACCTTTCACTGCGAAGCGCGAAACGTCTTGAATGGTGTTAATCAAAACACCTTTCGAAATCAGTTCCTTTTGAACCAATGCTGCAATCAAGTCCTGCTTTGTTGCGACCAATGCCGCGTTTCCGGTCACTGCCATGTGTTACCCCTTTTTAAGTTTCGCCCTTGCGTGGGCCAGTTCCAAAAGTTCCTTCGCGCTAAGCTTGCTCAAATCCTCTCGCTTCGGTTCCGGCACCGACTCCCCATTGGGAAGCTTGGTATTCACGTTCGGGCCAGCCTTGGAGAAAAGATAAGGCTTCGATCTCACCGCGTCCTGAACCAGAGCTTTCACTTTCTCGGGATCAGGATTGTAATTGTCGTCAACTTCAATGTCGTTTAGGTCGATCAAGCGAACAAAATCCTCAAGCGCCACACATCCTTGCTTGGCCGCCTCGGCTTTCAACTCCCCGGAAATCACCCGCATTGCAAATGCGCTGTGAGTGCCAACTACCTTTTTGCTCAGCTCGTCTTTTTCTTTTTTCAGAGCGGCAATCAGTTCGTCCTTCTTGCCTTCAGCTTGCAGCTTTTCTTGCTGCGAACTTTCGACAAGACGGCGAAGCTCGGCCATTTCAGCCTTGAGCTTTTTGTTTTCCCCTAGGAGTTTTTCTTTGTGCTTAACCAGCCCATCAATGTTGTGGCCACCGGCCTCGACATTGTTTGCCTGATTCACCTGCGACTCGCTCTGCGAAGTCTCAGCAGCGTCACTGACGCCTTGATTGGCTTCCGACATTCTAAGTCCCCTTTCGGTTTTTGTGCAATACGTTACCGCAATCTTTTTCTGATGAAGCTGCGAATGGTATTGCTTACGCGACGCACTAGCTCGGTTTTGTTCTCGATTCCTTGTTTCGAGAAAACCCGAAACCCGATCTCCGCAAGCGTTCGCGCGAGCTGTTCATTGGTCCGGTTGTATTCGCTCGGTCTCGCCTTTGACTCTGGACCCGTGCGATACATCTCGCGCTTGCCGTCGAAGTAAATGAGGATTCTCAAAAGCTTATCGTTAAATGAACCCTTCTCGCGCTTCCATTTGATTGAGTCCAACAACTGGCCAGTAAAGGAAAGGTTTGAGCGCGATGGCTTGTAGACCGAAGTCGTTTGGTTGAATTGCTCCAAATACTTTCGATGCTCAATAGTCATGGGCGCAAGCGGCTTAAAGGATCCAGTGTCATTGAGTGGGGTTCCGCGCTTGGCTTCAAACTTAATTCGATCCGTGAGCACCTTTCCAATAGCGTCTGAAAGCTCGTCGGACTTGATGATGGATGAAAGCTTGCCGCCAATCACAGCGGAAACCTTACCGCGTGGGTATTTCACAACGACTTTAGTCGCCATCTTCACCCTCTAATTCGGCCAAAACATCGCTGAGACGGCGGCGGCGAGCGCCAGCACTCGAATCATCCAATCTAGAAAGTGTATCAAGACCAGCACGCCGCCCCCTTTGCGCTTCGGTTCGCTCGCCCTCGCGGGCCAATCTTTCTTCAATCTCCGATTCAAAGTCGGCTAGCACCGAGCGCACATCGGTTTTCGATACGCCAAAAAATGGCCGACGCGGAACTGTGTCGCCAGTGATGTGATTGTAAGCCTTCAAAACTTCCGTTTCGCCATCAATGAAAACGGCAATCTTCCCCTTGCCGCGATCCTCGACTTGAATGCTCGCCAACATATCACCCGTTAGCGTCATGTTGACTTCGCCGCGAGACTTCCCCGCAGCGTTAAAATCAAGGCTTTCAGCATAAGTTTTTGAGTATGGGGATTTAAGCGCCACAGTTCTGGCTGTGCCATCATCCTTAAAGTCGAGCCCTTTTCCAGACTCCGCACGCTCGCGAATCTTCTCAGCCAAGGCTTCGCCAATGGCGAGCTTCAGACTTTTGGAGTCCGAGAAATCAACACCCTTGGCGAACTCGGACAAATCAATGATTTGCTCAATCGCTCGCTTCGTCACCTTCGGCGGCTTCATCGTCAATTTCTTCCCCTGAAATTGTAGGTTGAACCGGCGCAATCGGCTCGGACTCTTCTTCTTCCTCATCCTCGCCGTCGATCTCTTCAATAATCTCTTCAGCCTGATCCTCGCTCACCTCATACAATCGAGCGATGGCTTGCTTTCGTGACATAAGGCCGGACTCCATCAAACGAATGACAGAATCTTCAACCTCAGTCTGCGTTCTAACCGCATGAGGCGCTTCAAACTTAATCGATAACTCCACCGATTCAGGAATGATCCCACCCTGAAGCGAATCATTAAGCGCCACAGGACCAACGCGAACGCCTTGCAACACATTCGACCAAGCCCGAAGGATGTCAAAAAGCTGTGTCTCAACCCAACGGAAAAGCGACATATCTTGTTGCGAAGCCTGAAACTTGTCGATGTTCGCAAGCAAATGATCCACGCCCGACGCAAAACTTCGCTTCTCACCCTTACCGGAAACTGTCGAAGCGTCCAAGCCTTGCGATGAAAGGAACATCTTCACTTGCGAATCAATGATCTCAAGGCCGCCCGCCAAGTCGGGAGACGGCGACACAAACTGGAATGACGGCTCAAACCCAGGGGGAGCGTTTGGATCTTTCTTCAACCACATGATGCGATCCGGCCCAACTGTAATGGGCTTCGGCTCTTCAGTCGATGAAATCACGCCCTGCGAATAACCTTGGATTCGCGAAATGGATGCAAGGTCAGAAAGCTGTGCCAACAAATCAATGGTGAACTCAACCACACCCGATCCGCGACGAACGAAAAACTGGAAATCCTTTTCAATCGCCACGTCAATAAACGGCAAAACACCGATGGGATTTGGCACAATCGGCGACACAACTTCACCCAAACCATTCATTGTAAAATGCACATCGCGATCCCAAACGATGAAGGTCTTGCGAGCCAATCGATCGCTATCGTCTGCGATGTTTTGATTCATTTTGTCGTTGAAATAGTAATCAGTATGCGTGGCACTATTGGCTCCAGACTCATCGTAGCTTGAGTGCAAATCCGAATCCCAAGTCGAAAGAATGTAGGCCTGTGCGCGTTCCGGGTTTTCAGCGTCAGGGATCACGTCGTAATCTTTCGGCGACAACACTCGAATATCAACAATGCCATCGCGAGGTGCCACATAAATCGCGCATTGATCGTGGAGCTTGTAATAAGCGTTGGCCAATCGCATTTTCGCATCGACCATCGCCGATTGATAAAGCTCATCAATCTGCGCTTGAGCTCGCTCATCCGCACCTTCAAACGTGCGTTCAGGCTCGCTTCGATACAGCGACGCCATTTCATCGATGATGCGCTTACAAGGATTGATCGACAAAACCTTGCGCATCCGCTGGACGAAATCGGGCTTGAGCTCTGATTCGAGCTT